GAACGCTTCGCCGCCCTCGTCCGCGCTCAGACGCTGGAGGAAGCTACTGTGGTGTGTGAAACGAACGCAGACCGCTGGCCGGGTACGAGCAAGGTATACGCAGCAATGGAGTGCGCCGCCGCCATCCGGGCGCTGAAGGGAGAGCAGGAATGAGAGTACGTATTCGACTCCTGCCTCTTGGCACGAATTGGGTTGTTGAGGTCAAGGAATCATGGCTCCTGAAGTGGCGTGAAGTAGAGCGATTCGGCGGCGACAAGGCTGAACAACTGGCGCTTGAGTACGCCAAGCGACTAAAGAATCCGATCATCATTGAGATCTGAACCCAGACATTAACCAAGCGTGAGTAAGCGCTGGCGAAACACTGATTGCCATCAACAACGTCTAAAGAAGCAAATATGAAATTTAATAATGAACAGTTCAAGAACCTGGTAGAACTAGTTGGTTTCAACAAAGAAGATCATTACGCGATCTACCCAATGTTGAACCTACTGATGAAGTATACCAGCAACGCAACACTTGATGCAGCGGCGGAAAAGTGCTATAACCTCGGTATGTTCCTCCGCAACCATCAAGAAGGTGCACAAGTTGCTGCCTCGATCGGTGCCATGATTGAGGATATGAAAAGTGAGTAATAACCTACGAGAAGCAGCACAGCAGGCTCTAGATTCTTTGCTTGAGTTAGTAACTGATCAAGATATCGATTTCGCACCTGCGTACGAAGGCGCTAAACAACGACGCAAAAAGGCAATCAAAGACCTCCGAGCAGCCCTGGCTGAGAAACAGGAGTCGCTAACGGATATGCAGTGGCAGGCAATCATTGACGCGCTGGGCAGTTCTATGAACCAGAAAGCGAAGGAAATCGAGAATGTGCTTGGCGCCGAGGCGAGGGTATGAAAATGAACAATAACCTACGAGAAGCAGCACAGCAGGCGCTGGAGGCTTTGGGGATGGTTGACCGTGCGGACGACGACAGAGATTTACTCATGAATTACGAGTGCATTCATCTTGTTGACGCCATCACCGCCCTCCGCGCCGCGCTGGCAGAGCAGCGAAGCGACGGGATGCCCAGCAGCAGCGACGAACGCCACCTTCGTCGCCTGCTGGCCGCGCGGGTTGGTATGCCCAACACCTACTACGACGACGGCGAGGCTCACGGCGTTGAGTACGGAATCAACATTGATTTCATGCGTGAGCCGGTAGCGGACATTGACGCCAAGCTACGGGCACTGAATGTCGCTCGCGCCGCGCTGGCAGAGCAACCATCAAACAAAGGAAGCAACATGCCTATCACAGACGACCACGGTAAAGCAATCCGACACCAGTATCGAGTGATTGAACAGCGGGGCAAATGGACTTTGCTGTACGACCAGCACGTGCTTGGCAACACCGTTCAACACGAGTTCCGAATACAAAAACTACAGCACGACATTGTGCTGTACCAAGGCATCACATTAGCCGAAGCACAAAAGCGGTTTATTGAAAAAGTAGAGGCAGATAATGAGTAAGAAGTGCAAGGCTTACAGCAAGAGTAAGTTAGGTCTTGAGCCGCCAGACAATCGCAAGGCTTTTTACGCCGGTTGGGATGCCGCCCTCCGCGAAGCATTGGCAGCGCCTGATCCAGACCCCGTTACCTACCACGGGTGGGTACTGCGTGAAGTGCTGTTCGACAACGGTGAGCCTGTGGGGCACAGGGAGCCGACTAGGGCAGCGCCGCAAGAGCCGGTGGAACACGATGAAGATTTGCTGGAGCGACTGTATTGGGAGTTCGATCGCCAACGAAAAAAGACCGGAGAGGAGCGATTAGCGTTCAAAGGAAAGATGCGCTTCTATGCCAGCGACTTCCGCAGGGTAAGCATTGGAAAGGCCGCGTTTTCTCAATCTGTGACCGACGACATGATGAACTTGGCGGATCGTCTTGGCAGCGAGTACGACGATGTTGATCCAAAAGCATGGAAGCATTTGTTGGTGTACGCACCCCAGCCCGCCAAGCCAGCAGAGCAGGAGCCGGTGGTTATAGGCGATCCCGTTGGATGGCATTCAAGCCAATACGGGTTTGTCTACATGGCGCTTCAGCCCCACCAATTTAAAGTCGGTTCCACGCTCTACCTGAAAAACGGAACGCCAGCGTGGAGGATTGATAGTGCCTGTTCAAGGACAGCTCTTTTGAGCATGGATTCGCTACCGCATGGGACGGTTTTCTACACCGCACCCCAGCCCGCCAAGCCAGCAGAGCAGCGGGTTCCGATAGACCTTGACGCGCTTGGCATCCCGCACGGCCAACAGTTCCAACCAGTAGAGCAGGAGCCGAAGAATGATCTGATGTGGGCAACCGTCGCCATGCAAGAGCGGCACGACCAGCGCATTGAGCGCATAGTCAATACGCTGGAGCAGGTTAAGCAGGAGCAGGCCGAGAGATACCAGCCGGTGCGAGAGGCTTTTTGGTGGCGTGTTCGCATAGGCAATGGCACGCAAACCATAGGGCGCTGCTACACGGAAACAGAGGCCCAGCGACTGGCTGCTGAACTGCAACGGGCCTTCAACGACGGTGCGTTTTGCGTAGAAAAGATCGTTTGTAACGGCGACTTAATTGGAGCCGCCGCCCCCGAAGCAGCCAAGCCAGCAGAGCCGGTGGCGTACGTCCCAACGGATGCACTTGCGCAAATCAAGCCGCCCACGCTGTTGCTGCGCGGCGTGCCGTTGTACGGATATGCGGCCGAAGGGGCGACGGCTGTTTACACCGCACCCCAGACCGCCAAGCAGCCGCTGACCCCGCGAGAGCTTGAGCTGATAGACGGCATTATCGAGGCACAACTCAACCACGCTGAGCGCTGCGACATTATCGCCAACAGGCGCATCGCCGCAAAGCAAAAAGAGTGGGACATGGAGCGAGTTGCACTGCTGCAAAAAATCCGCACCCATGGCATCGGGGTGGAGCATGAATACCATCAAGCACCGCGTTGATGAGAGAGCAACGGGGATATAAGGATCTCGGGGTACATAGCACACGGATAGATCACTCTATCGGACGTGATCTTTCATCCAATGTAAATTCGTGTTATAATCAATACATGAAAGTAAAAGGAAATCAAAATGATTGCAACTAGTCCATTGACGGGTCGAGTATTTTCGGGGCGCGTTAATAAAGAAGGAACGGCATTTGTCGGGAACAAGACCGATGTTACCAGCGAAGTATTAAAGACCATTATTGACAAAGCAGAGTATCATGGTGGTTCTTTCGAGATTGAAGGCGGTAACCAAAAATGGACGGTGACTGTTACTCTTGAAGATACCGCAAATGAGTTCTAATCCATATCAGGTGATGAAGAAAGCCCTAGAGGCTTTAGAGACGGATGATTGGCAAAAGAAGTTACAGGCTTCAATTGATCTTCGAAAATCACTGGACTTATATGAGTCTCAACTCCCCGCTGAATCATACCAATCTAATGCAGAGATTCTTGTCTCTCCAGAATCTCTAGATAAACAGATGGAAGAGATCAACCGACGCCGAGAGATTTTAGAGGCATATGAGGAAGAACTTCGAGATTGGGTAAAAGAAGGTGAGTCCATTATGGCATCGGCTGGTATTGCATTTAAGTTCGGCGTATTTTGGGCAAGCCGACCGTGGAAAAAGAAATAAACATCTGAATTTGTTATTTACTTTTATTCGGCTCCAGATTATAATTTACCTATACATTGAAAGGAAGCTGAAATGAACGGGTTGATCAAACTGCTGATGGTTGAATCTGGTGCCTACAATTATTACGAGATCAATGAAGGTTTTGATGATGAGGGTCCAATGGTAAAGTTTGCGGAATCAATCGTCAATGAGATTTTGCTGAAAGTCAACGGTGCAAAGATTCGGAATGAGTCGTACGAAGAACTGATTGCAAACATTCGCAAAGATTTCGGAGTTTAATGATGAGTAAAATCACTGCCCAAGAGGCTCGCAAACTAGCAGGTCCTACCGTCCAAGAACGTGTGGATGATGTATATCCATTAATTCGTTCAGCTGCAGAGAAAAAGAAGCGAAGTATTACACTTCACGACTGGTGGGCTGACCAGGGTTATGGTGGCACTGAAGAATACAAACAAGCCTGTAAGCTTCTTGAAGCAGATGGGTTCAAGGTAAGCTTTTTCTATGAAGAGCGGCAATTCGTTAACATGTACACCGTGGTGGAGTGGTGAGATGAACGAACGAATCAAAGAACTGTACAACCAATGCTTCGTTGAACTGAAGAATGGTACACCCAATGTTGGGTTTGATTTTGAAAAGTTCGCCCAGTTGATTATTCGGGAATGTGCTGAAGTAGCCGATGATTATACTTTTGACTGTGAAGGTATGTCATTTGGATTAGAGGAAGTGCTTGTAAAGCATTTCGGAGTCGAATGATGAGTATCGTAGATAAAATCGCGTATTCGTGGTATGCTGTGACTTTGGTCAGTTGGGTTTCCGGATGTATATTGGTTTCTGATCCAAATAAAACGCCGCGTTATATCTTGGTGACCCTTGGGATGTTTATTGTTATTACTCCTGTAATACTGCTCATCCAATTGTTATACCGTATTTGGAGCTGAGGAATGAACGAACGAATCCGAGAACTTGTACTTGAGGCACAAACTCAGGCAGCAAATGAAACTATTCAAAATTCTTTTGGGTACGAAGCAAAGGTTTTTGAAAAGTTCGCCGAGTTGATTGTGGCAGAATGTGTGGGTGTTGTGGAAGATGCCGTAAATCATCGTGAACCTGCTTCTACCTATGTTGGTAAGATTCGAGAACATTTCGGAGTTGAATGATGAGAAAATTCAGTGAAGTTCTGGAAGAGTATTTGGATGAGCGCGATCGTCAGAATAGTGATTATTATGACAATCGGCGAATTGGCGCCGGGATGGAAGGTCGCTGGCTTATGCAAGACCTAGCAAAAGAACTGGATGAACTGGTTCACGGGGTTGAACCAAGTCGTGATTGGAATATGATTGCAGGGTTGTATCAGTATTACGAGGAATTGTTGAAGAATGAACGAACGAATTAACGAGCTCATTAAACAGTCTTATGTGACTGTCCGATCCCAGAACGATAGGGATGTTACTTACTTCAGCCAAGAAAAGTTCGCCGAGTTGATTGTTCGAGAGATGTGTGGTTTGATGGAACAAGTAGAGGATGATTTGTATCACTGCTTTGAACCCAGCGAACGACCTACTGACCGCATTGAATGGTTGCAGTATTGGCAGGAAAGTTTTAAGAAACACTTTGGAGTTGGACGGTGAGGTGGAATGTCGATCCTATCCCCAAGGTAGGAGATACACGGACCGTCAAACTGTTCGCTTGGGTTCCAATTCGATTGGATAATGACACAAAGGTTTGGCTTGAGACATATCACGAAGACCAGAAATATACTCGTGGTAGAGCAAGTGATTTTTGGATGCCCACACGGCGATACAGCTAATGAAAAAGTTCTCAATGACGCACAAAGTGTTCGGCAAGACAATAGAGTTTACATTCGAGACTGCACCGGACTGGCTAACAAGTGCTAACGAAGTCCGTGGTTCAACGATGGACAACAGCTGGTTTTATAATGACCATGTACAGAAGCTGGATGTCGGTCAATCTGTTGAGACAGACTTTCACACAATCACAAGGATTGAATAATGGACAAAGAACTAGCCAAGCGGATGGTAAACGAAATCGCAACACAACTCGTCAACGTCCAACCGATGCCACCAACAATCTTCAAAGATGTACTAGAAGCCGCAAAATCGGAACAGTGGCTGAAAGAGAACGGGTACAGACCGGTGGAACCTGGTCGTCCGAGCTTGTTGTGGATAAAGGATTGAACATATGCCAGGCAACCTCGTACACACTTATATCACAGGCAACAGTTTTCCGAACATTTATGGTGGACAGTCTGAAGCAATGTACGGCACCATCACAAAGAATGAAAAGTCTCCTTGAAAAAATTAAATCATTCTTCTGTCAACCTTCTCGGGAAGATGAAATCGAGATACGATTTTACCGTCGTCTAGAGGACATGAAAGTTAATCCAGAGAAGTATAAGCGCAGTCTGAAAAGAAAACCCGGTCAGTCAAAGATTCCTCCGGTGTCACTTTTCTAAAGGTCATAACAATGAGACTCATGCTAGGTGAATGCGGTAACCCTTCTTTGCTTGTTAATGTAGATGACAATTATTCTCCCGAACGGTTTGATTTTTATGTCGTCAACGGTTGCTGGGAAGGATCGATCAACAAAGGCAGGCTGACAGTGCATCACCCTAGTTCACCATGGAGTTCAATTGAACACAACATAGAGATACTGTCCGACAATCAAGATCGACTCCGTGGGAACTATCAAGACGTATTCGACAACTGGGATAATACAGAGTACGTTGCACCGCAGTCAAAGGCAGTCAATGGTAGCTGGGATGATGATATCCCATTCTAAAGGCAATCAAATGAATCAAGACTTCTTATTTGAAGCAGCAAAACAATCCGGTCTTCCTATCTCTTGGTGGGGGAAAGCCAGGGAAGAAGGTCAACATCGGGAGTGGCGAGAACTGGAAAAGTTCGCCGAGTTGATCGTTCGGGAATGTATGGAGCTCGGCGACACAGCTCTACAAAAAGGCAACTGGCCCGGTGATGCGATTAAGAAACATTTCGAAATTAAAGACTAATACTGAAAATGACAACCATCGTTCAAATAGGTAGAGACAAGTATAACTTACAGCTTGATATGGAACTCTGGTGCGTTGACAACATTGGTAAAAACCCACCATATAAAAACTGGGTATATTCGAAACCAATTTCTTGGGAAGGTCTCGGGGATTGGTGTATGTCTAGTATGTTTGGAATTACGTTCTTCTATTTCAAGGAAGAATCTCACGCAAGGTTATTCGAACAGGCGTGGTCGTGATTTGACTTTTATTCAATCTTGATGTATAATTGACCTATGAGATGGAAAATCGAACGACAACCGAAACACGGTGATGTTACATGGAGAAAACACTTTGCATGGACGCCTGTTGTAGTAAATGACGGGAAGGTTAAGGTTTGGTTAGAATTTTATTCGGTTTCTTATCGATACAGCCAAAGTAATTTGTATAGTGGTTGGACTAAGATAGAAAATTCAGAGGAAACCGTTGATTATTATTGAAATGAGACTTGGATATCTAGAATTTTTACCGAACTTAGATACCGTGATCCAGAGATCCCAAAATTTATCTATAGACTCTGTTCTTTTATTCTTTCTTGTGGTATAATTAACACATAGGTTAAACACAGGAAAGGTAAACATGCGTAAACTGGCTACTATTCGAACTATCGCTGACATCAAGCCCATTGAAGGTGCAGACTCCATTGAGTGTGCTATCGTAGATGGTTGGACAGTTGTTGTAAAGAAAGGCGAGTTTAAAGTCGGGGAAACTGCACTTTATCTAGAAATTGATTCGTGGGTTCCAACTAGACTAGCCCCGTTTCTTTCAAAGGGCAAAGAACCACGCGAGTACAATGGTGTTTCAGGTGAACGTCTTCGCACAGCAAAACTTCGTGGGCAATTAAGCCAGGGACTGTTGCTTCCATTCCCAAATATAGGCTATGAAGGTCAGGATTTATCCAATATTCTTGGTATACAGAAATGGGAGCGTCCTGTCCCTTCCCAGTTGGCTGGTCAAGTCCGGGGGAACTTCCCGACCGAAGTGCCCAAGACCGATCAAGAACGCGTGCAGAACCTGGTCAAAGAGATCACTCAAGCCCACGCCAAAGGTCTGCGGTATGAATGCACGGAGAAGCTCGAAGGTAGCAGCTGCACTTTCTTCCTTGACCTGGAAGGGGAGTTCCATGTTTGCAGCCGTAATCTGGATCTGAAGCGTGATGAGAACAATGCTTTCTGGCGTGCAGCTATCAAGTACGACATTGAAGCCAAGATGCGTGAATTCCAACTAAGCGGATATGCCATTCAAGGTGAACTGATTGGCCCTAACATCCAGGGTAACATCTATGGTCTCAGCGACATTGAGTTCCATGCGTTTGATGTTTACAACTCAATCACCGGCAATTACATGATCCCTGCAGATCGAGTGAAGATGATTGGGGAAATGGGCCTGAACCATGTCCCGGTGGTTGCATGGGAAAAGGATCTGAGTACGGGCGTTGTTGCTGATCTGCTGGAACTGGCAGATGGTCCGAGTAAACTGGGTAAGAATCCGATGCGTGAAGGTCTGGTCTGGAAAGAAATGAACGGTGGTATGACCTTCAAAACCATCAGTAACGCCTACCTCCTGAAAGGCGGGGAATGAACGAGCAGTATAATCAGGTGATCCCAAATAAATGAAGGAGTAAAGATAATGAGTCTCAAAGAACATGCACTAATGGAATTTAAAGCCGCTGGTTGGGATATTGAGGATGATCCGATGCAAGAGGAAATTTGTAATAATTTACTCGAGTTGCTGGAAGTATTCTCCAATCAAGGTCATTCCGGATTCACGGCACCTTACGTGATCAAACATTTCGCAAAACTTGCTGCGTATGAACCGATCGTACCATTGACCGGTGAAGATTGGGAATGGACCCTTATTTCTGGTGATCTGACCGGAGGCAAAGTCGTTTATCAGAACAAACGTTGTTCAAGAGTATTCAAACAGAGCGACCGATTCAACGGTCAGGCGTATGACATTGACGCAGTGGTGTTCTATGATGTAGTGAAGGATCCGGACACTGGTCACGAATACAAATCTTACTTCACCAACTCAGACAGTTTCCAGCCAATTGAGTTTCCCTACACTCCAACCACTGTCTATAAAGAACATATTTGACCATGGCGTACTTTTACACATCTGACTCAATCGGTCAGCCGATTACTTATGGAAATCCTGTTTGGCAAGTTCGGTATGTAGTCACCAATGACGATCAAACCAACTATATTGTCACCAATGGAGTAGAACGATATACGTTCCAGACTAATGAATGGGCACAAAGTTGCGCAGATCATTTCAACGCACTTGAGCGCATCAAAGCACCTCTGTCTGGGGTTATTTCTGGTTCTACAATTTCTACTGTAACTCCGAACACCGTTTCATTTGGCAAGGATAATGGTGTTTGGGAATGTTATCTGTTCGGTAGCTATGGTGAAGGTATCACTTGGGTACCGTCGGACGACAAAGTTCCAAACTGGTTCTGGCGCAAGATGCAATTCATTTTCTTTGGTAACCGTTGGGTGAAGAAATGAAACCATGTCCCGTCTGTGGCAGTGAAGCGGCCGAAGAACACTGGTCTGCAGCATCAGAAATCCGTGGCACTTGCTGGCAGGACGGGTATCTAGATTGCTCAAACCCCGAATGCCACCATGGTGTCAGTATCCACATTGACTCGGATGTAACTCATAATGCATCCGAGTTACTGGAAGCGTTATGGGATAAAATGACTGAGTATGTCAAGAAACCTATCAAAAATGGGTTCATGCCCACCTCAGCTAATATAAGGAACATCAAGATCCGTGGTCTAGAATAAACTAGTTAAGGAAAAGCATGTACTGGTGGTATTATCTAAAGGTATGTATTCTGTTTCACACGGGTAGGTGGTATATCTGGAAAGATGTACCGGATAAGTATGTGCGTTTAGCAGGAACTGTGTATTACCGCGAACTAAGATCATGTGATGATCAAGAAGTAATAGAAATCCTATGTGAGGCTAGACTAGAATGGAAAAGAAGGAAACGTCGACGTTTCCTTCAGTGAGCGGAGACAATATCAAATAAAGGCGGCTTAGGTCGCCTTTTGCATTTCTAAATACAAAATGGAACAAAAATACATTTACACTGCCACTATCATCAATGTAGTTGATGGAGATACCGTCGATGCAAGAGTTGATCTAGGGTTCGATATCTATTTCAATCTGAGACTGAGGTTATTCGGAATTGATACACCGGAGTTGAATTCTAGAGATGAATCTGAAAAATTCTTGGCTAAACGTGCTAAAGAGTTTGTTCAATATGCAGTTCTAGGAAAAACTGTGACCATAAAGACATACAAGAAAGACAAGTATGGTAGGTACTTGGCGGAAATTTTCCTAGGTTCTTCAACGTTAAATCAGCAGCTGATCGAAGAAAACTTAGCTAGAGTGTACCAATGAAAATTCATGTAGCATTCTATAAATCAAACCATGATAAAGCAAAGTTCATGGATAAGATCATTTCACTGACAACAAATAGCATGTACAGTCACGTGGAGCTAGTTTTTGATATAGCTATAGATAAATTCTCTGGGTATTGTTACAGTAGTTCACCTAGAGATGGTGGTGTCAGATCTAAATTGATTGAATTCAACCCAACACGGTGGGATTTGGTCGAGGTTGATACAGACAAGACCGAGGATGAACTATATAAGTTCATGTCTGATCATATAGGGAAGAAGTATGACTGGCTAGGGGCAGTCGGTGTAGTTGTTCCTTGGTTTAATGGCAAGGAACACAGATGGTTTTGCTCAGAGATAGTAGCGGAGTTCCTAGGATTATCCAATCCACCTAGAGTTTCCCCTGGAACTCTTTATTCCTTATTGCATGCTCCGCATGTGGCTTGCGCCAAGCCCTAGTGGTTTGTTCTTGGTAAGGACTTAGTTATTGTCCTTATAGTTTTTATCCTACATGGATATTATATCATACTCTCCGCGAGTAAAATAAAATGTCTGGTGACTAGGAAAAAAATGTATCCCGAGTGTGATATAATCCACTCATGGCTAATACATTCTATATCGAATCAAAGTACGCTAAACTACTTGGTTCACGACTACCGAATTACAAACATAGTAAATCAGACCTGTGGGTGTTCAGTCACATCTGCGAGACTTCTGGCTCAAGGAAAAAAGCTAAGGCCAGATGTTACATCTACACCAAAGGCGGTAAACTATTTGTTCGGTGCCATCACTGCGGGTACAGTCATACATTTTCTACATTCTTGAAAGAGACAGACCCGGTTCTGTTTGATGAATATAGACTTGAGATGTACAAGGCCAGGGTGGATTCGGGTGAGGTCACTCGACGACTATCTGAGACTAAGTCCGAACCTACATTTGACATCTTTAAGTCCTCGGTTGTCCCTATCGGGAGAGACGCCGTTCTGAATGGACTTAAATCCATATCCGAATTACCCAGTCACCACCCAGCGGTCAAGTACGTAGAAAAGAGATCAATACCTCGGGAATTCCACGATCGGATATTCTTCTCATCCAAATTCTACAAATTTGCTTCTAAATTCAAGCCACACTTTGCAGATATTAAAGCGGAGTATGATCACCCGAGACTGATCCTTCCTTACTACGACGCGAATGATCGTGTCTATGCCTTCACTGCTAGGGCATTTGGTAAGGAAGAACCAAAGTACATTTTCATCAAAACTGACGAGAATACAACTAATATCTATGGTCTCTGGAGGATAAATCCATCTAAGCCCGTCATTGCACTTGAAGGACAGATTGATAGTCTGTTCTTAGATAATGCAATTGCTGTGGGCGGTGCTGATTACTCCAACGTGATTCTACGACAGTTACAGTCTAATCTTATTATTGTCCCAGATAATGATTTCATCCGGAATGCACAGGTTGCAAATCAGATTGAAAAAGTTATAGGTATGGGTTACACAGTGAGTTTATTTCCAGAGCACTTTCGCCATAAGGACATTAATGATGCAATTCGGGCAGGAATTAAACCCGATGAAATTCGTGATATGATATTACTTAATGCTAAAAGTGGTCTTGAGGCTAAACTTGAACTTTCCTTTAGGAGAAAACGATGAAATTAGATTTAAAAGAATTCCCCCATATCGGCGAGGGTTTCAGTGTAGTAACAATTGATTTGATGATGTATGAAGAAGGTAACTATACTCCACTGATCAACTACATGAATACAGATGAGGAATCGGAACAAGTTGAGGGTGGGTTAACAATGCTAACGGGTATGTCGTTTGATTCATACCAAGCCGCGGCTATTTTCTTCTCTGCACTTGTCACAAATGGATTCTTCCTTCCGCCCGTTTCACGAATTGGGTTTATTTTGGATCAAGAGGGTAATCTCATTGAAGAAATTAATTGGGAGGAATATGCATCGCCAGAAAAAGCCCCCGATGGAACTTCTATTCACTAATTAAATACATTTCCCTAGGAGAACTCTGTGGATTTTAGGAATTTTATTGAAGATGACCGGGTCTTATCAGACTATATCAAGAATTTCGGTGCTTCTAATGGGGAGATCAATGTTGTAGTTCCGGCTGATACTACAGACTACGAACTAACTAGACTCCGCACCATCGCAGATAAGATTAATTTCTTCAATGAACACACTGCAAAAATTGATCAACGATATGTAATTCTCCGGGGAGAAGAACCGGTTGTAATTGAAACAAGAAAGAAGAATAATGAGCGAATTAAAAAGACTACCGATAACTAATTCCGGGTCAGAGCCTTTTGTAGAATATACCAATAAACAACTACATATCATGTGGTTCCCAGATGAGGTTAAGGTTGAGAAAGATATTCAGGATGTTCTAGTTAACTTCACAGAAGCGGAAAAACATGGGGTCATTACAGTTCTGAAACTATTCACTCTGTATGAAGATTTTGCTGGGGAAGAATACTGGGGTAGTAGATTTAAATCCATGTTTAACAATGACATAGAAGCGGTTAGAATGGCATCAGCCTTTTCTATGATCGAAAATTGTGTCCACGGCCCGTTCTACCGTAAGATCAATGAATTGCTACATATCGACACGCCAGAGTTTTACCTCTCATACGTTGATAATCCTACTTTAAAGGGACGTATGGATCACATCGGGCGAATTGTGGACGATGAAGATGATCTCGTTTCTATTGGTATGTTTTCTATGGTTGAGGGTGTTGCTCTGTACGCAAACTTCTCTTTCCTCAAACACTTCCAAAGCCAAGGTAAAAACAAGTTGATGAACCTCGTGCGCGGTATCAACTTCAGTCTACGGGACGAGAACCTCCACAGTGTTGCTGGTGCATGGGCATTCAAGTACAAGGTGGAAAAACTCAAGAAATCATATCAGACTGCTGAATCTGGTTCTTTACTCCGTGACTTTGATGATTATATGGCTGAAGTCGAGACCAAGATTCGTGAAGGCGCGGAACTTCTATACCAACATGAGTGTGAAATTATCAAGATGATTTTTGAACAAGGCAAGATCGACGGTATCACTGAGCATCAGATGATCAACTTTGTTCAGTCGCGGGTTAACCTTTGCTTGAAAGAACTGGGGTTCTCTAAGATGTTTAATGTCACATCGAACCCCATTGGAGACTGGTTCTACAAGGCACTGAGTGATTTTACCTTTAATGATTTTTTCAGTGGCATTGGCGCCGAGTACCAGCGCAATTGGGATGAAACAGGATTTGTTTGGAAGGCAGCAGAATGACAGTTAACTTATACAAGAAACTCAGTGAAGAACGTAAGCGGTTACAATCCGTTGATCTGGTGCCAGCATGGTACACCACTGGCGGATATCAGATGTTCCGTGATCGGTATGAATATGAAACACACGGTCGGGCTGTGCGGGGTCAATTTGAACGTATCGCTAAAACCGCGGCCCAACATCTGAAGGGAACTAAGTGGGAAAACACAGCGGAACAGAAGTTCTTTGATCTGCTCTGGAACGGTTGGCTGAGCCCATCAACCCCTGTTCTTGCAAATATGGGGACCAATCGTGGTTTGCCGGTGTCCTGTAGCGGTGGGTACATCCATGATTCTATCAACGGGTTTTATTCAACCCGTCATGAAACTGCGATGCTGACGAAGAACGGATTTGGTACCAGTGCATATCTAGGTGATATCCGCCCACGGGGATCAGATATTTCTGTTGGGGGTAAAGCCTCGGGTGTAGTTCCGGTGTTCAAGGGGTTCGTGCAGGATATGCGTGATGTAGCCCAAGGCACTTCTCGTCGAGGGGCATGGGCCGGCTATCTCCCGATCGACCATGGTGATTTTGATGAACTAGTGGATTTCATCACGGCAGAACCAGATGATGCTAATGTCGGCTGGGTTATTAGCAACGACTTTATCCATCGTCTAAACTCAGGGGACGAAGAAGCGGTCCGTCGTTACCAGAAGGCCATGAAGTTTAAGATGGTGACTGGTAAAGGATATTTCTTCTTTGTTGATAAAGTCAACAACAAGCGGCCTGAAGCCTATGTCCGCAATAAACTGATGGTGAAATCATCAAATCTATGTTCCGAGATTGCCCTTTTCAGTGATGAGGATCATACCTTCACGTGTGTTTTATCATCGATGGTTGTGGCTAAATGGGATGAATGGTGCGAGACGGACGCGGTTTACTGGTCCACAATTTTCTTGGATTGCGTTGCATCTGAATTTATCGAACGTGCCCTGCATATTCCGGGTCTAGAAAAATCCGTTAGATTTACTCAGAAAGGCCGAGCATTGGGCCTAGGTCAGATGGGTCTTCACACTCTGTTTCAACAGAAGATGATGCCATTTGAGGGTTTTGCTGCACATATGCTAAGTCAGCAGGTATCTCAACACATCTGGGAAGAATCTGAGCGTGCATCTCGTGATATGGCAGTAGAACTCGGTGAACCAGAATGGTGTGTAGGTACTGGTCTGCGTAATACTCACCGTATTGCCGTGGCGCCTACTAAATCAACATCAGCCCTAGTCGGCGGCGTATCTGAAGGTATTAACCCTGATCCTGCCATGACATTCACCCAATTAACTGCGGCAGGTGAGGTAGACCGGATTAATCCAACTCTACTGAATCTGATGAAGGAACGTGGTGTCTATACTAAAAAGAATATCGCAGATATTGCAGATAAGAAGGGGTCCGTTCAGCACGTGAGCTGGTTGTCAGATGAAGAGAAGGAAGTTTTCAAGACAGCGTTTGAAATCAACCAAAAATCTATCATTCGATTGGCGTCCGCCCGTAGTAGATTCATCGACCAATGGCAATCATTGAATCTTTTCTTTTCTGCCGATGAAGATCCGTCGTGGATTTCAGAGGTACATCAGGAAGCATTTGAAGACCCGAACATTCTTGCTCTCTACTACGTCTACAGTTTGAGCGGCGTGCAAGGATCGAAGGACGAATGTATCGCCTGTCAATAAATGGAGAAACTATGAAAGTATTGAAATTCTCGGCTAGTTGGTGTCAACCCTGTGCGGCCCTAACTAAGACTCTAAAAGAGATGGAAAATCTACCGGAAATTGAAAATGTTGACATTGATGGAAATCTTGCATTGGCTACAAAATTTGCTATCCGCTCTGTCCCAACTCTTGTTATGGTAGATGAATCAGATCAGGAAATCAAACGAATGTCTGGTTCATCCACCAAGGAAAAATTAAAAGAATTCTTCCAAAATTAATCTAAAGCCACCTTCGGGTGGCTTTGTAGTTTTAAACTAAGTAAAGGTGTTTTGGAGGACAATTATGCAGAAAATTTCTTTTGAGTGCGAAGTGTGTGATGCCCATGGTTCAGTCAGACTACCGGATGACTGTGACGGTATGCGTGTAGAGGTATGCCCATGCTGTGGGTCTCCTCTTGAATTGGAGGAAGATGACGATGAGTGAGGTTCAGCCCACTCCATGGCTGATGCCAGATGGGTCTGAGTTTGTAGAATTTCCCCCGAAGGCCGCAGGCTTCGTCTATATGATTACCCGAAAGTCCGATGGTAAATTCTATATCGGTAAGAAAAAGGGTACCTTCACTAGAACTAAGGTGATCAAGGGGAAGAGAAAAAAGATCTTGTCGGAGTCTGACTGGAGAACCTATTACGGATCAAACACGGAACTTCAGCGGGATGTCATCGAGCTTGGACCAGATCAGTTTACCAGGCAGATTTTACATATATGTTACAGTCTGAGTGAATGTAGCTACAGAGAAACAGAGGAGATTTTCCACAGGGAATGTCTTCTACGAGATGACTGCTATAATGCCTGGGTTTCAAGTAGAATCACAAAAAAACATGTCTTGGGTAAATTAAAGCGTTTGTTATGATATAATATTTTTATGAAAATTCTATTGCTCCCCTTCCATTTCCGAAACTTCTTTGCCGAGGGTACTCGCGTGTCCGGCATTGATGAGTGTATGCTGAAGCAGTACCGGGTGCTCAGTAAAGATAATAGTGTTCGTGTTTTCTTGGGTTATTCTGATATCAAACAGCAGGATTTCATTGTGTTCTCCCGTGAAAAAGAGAACACAAAAGAACTCCTGAAAAAAGATAAGAATAAGATTTTAGACCTACTTCGGAAGACTATAACTGAATTCAAGCCAGATGTCATTTTATCCAACTATGGATTCAATGATAGTCTCTATAAGTTTCTAGATACATTCAACACCCCCGTTCTGTACTTGAGTCATTCCCTGCCAGGTGCGCCCGCGGATGTTTTTGGTGCGGATAAACTGGATGCGTTCCTCTCACGTGGACATTCCATGGGGTGCGTGAGCGAGTTTCATAAAATGAAGACCATTGAATACTATGGTCGGAATCGGTCAACCTGGACGGTCCAGCCGAACATTCCAGTTCACGTGGTTGTTCCTTCATCCTTTGCAGTGAAGCAGCCCATCATTGAAGGTAAATCTAAACTGGTCCGTCATATCTCAGCTTGCAATGAAGAAAAGGGAACGTTTATCATTCATGCTATGGCTGATGGATCAGATCTGGTGGCGGAAATTTTCACCACAACTAAGCATGTAGGTGGGGATAAAGAACAAGAGTATCTGGAAAAGAATCTTTCTCTATACGGGAATAAACCCAATCTTTTGATTAACTTTGATGTCCCACATGTGGATATCATGCAGCGAATTAAAGATTCTAGTGCCTTCTTTGTAGGCAAAGCACAGAGTGATACCTTCACCATAACATCGATTGAGGCTCTACAGAATGGAGTTCCTCTGATGATCTACGGCGACAAGGAAGTACATCCAGCTAGCAGTTTCGTTGAGCCTGACTACCGTAAATATGTCCGGTACTTTAGGACGAAAAAAGAATTTTACGATATTGTGAATGACTTCTCTAAGATGACTATCAATGATAGATCTGACCTCGCTGATTCTTGTGTTCGAACTATGGGTGAATCAATGTTCCGCACACGATACACCGAGGCTCTTGAATCGGTCATCGAGAAATACAACTCCGCCCCAAAAGATAATCCACTAGAGAGTATGTTCGGATGATGCTTATACTGACCTTGATCCCCGTTTGGGTTCTTTTGGTTTTGTTCTCATTGCCGATGATCCTCCTAAAATTACTTGGGAGGCTTAACTGGAGTTGGTGGATTCTACTTGCACATATTTACATACCGATAACCGCATTGGTTCTGATTCTCTTCATTTATGTGGTGCCGCTGGCACTGCTGGTGTTTTTGTTGAGTTTCATATGAATTTATTCCGTATTTGGTGTTATAATAAACTCATACCAAACAAGGAGTTAATCATGGGATACAAGATCATTCCTTCTATTGATACAGAAAAATATCAAGCACGGGAAGGTCTTGAGGGGCCTTTCAATTTCAACGGGAAGGCCCTTTATTATTGCCCGAAAGAAGGTAAGTACCTAGATCCAGAAACTGACATTTTTATTGATCATGAAGAATACCGAAACATCTACCAACGTACCTAAGACATGCTCCACTTGCGCACACCGATACTATGGTCGGTGTGTAGCCTCTGGTTTTTACATTGAGGTCCAGAGGAAATATCCATCTGAGGCGTGTGATATCAATTTCTCTGGGTGGGTGCCACGCCAGGGACTATTCACTAGAATCATTCAACTGTTTATCGGGGTGAAATGAAAAAGTTATTTGTAGATATGGATGGAGTCTTGGCGGATTTTGATAAACGCTGGGAGCAACTTTTTGGATGTAAACCAAAAGACGGGTTCAACAAAACATTCTGGAAAAGATTCTGTGAATCAGAACAATTTGAAACACTAGACGGATTTCCAGGTTACAAAGACCTGGTGAAATATCTAGAAGAAGTCGATCAACTTCCGGGTGTATCTGTATCCATACTCGGTTCAACCGGTGGGTATGATTATCATGGAATCACCCAGGATCAGAAGTTAAAATGGCTGCGCACCCAGGGTATCCTTTTCCCTGCTATATTCGTACCCGGGAAGCGATTTAAGAGATATCACGCAACTTCATCTTCTATGTTGATAGATGATCACCCGGAAAATTGCTCCGAGTTTATCCTACATGGTGGTCATTCACACCAGTACATAGAACCCATAGCCGCAATCAAAGCTATCGAAACTTTTATTCACTCCTAACTACAGTGTGTTATAATTTATGAAAAGGAGTCTATAGTGCAACAACCCAAATATCCAATCTTCATTATCTCGAAAGGTCGTTCTAAACAGAGAATGACAAGCCGCACGCTAGAGACGGCAGGTATTGATTACAGAATCGTTATTGAGCCACAGGAATATGACGACTATGCTGCGGTGATTGATCCTAAGAAAATTCTGGTTCTACCTTTTAGTAATTTGGGTCTAGGGTCAATTCCTGTGCGCAATTGGGTGTGGGAATATTCCATCAAAGAAGGCCATGAACGTCACTGGGTTTTAGACGATAACCAGTTGCATCTGTACCGACTGCATATGAACACTAAACTGCGTATAAATTCCGCAGTTCCGTTTCGAGTCTGTGAGGATTATACAGATCGGTTTGAAAATGTGGGTATGTCTGGGCTGAACTATGCTTATTTCACCCCATCATTTGTCGCAAAAGAACCAGTTTACTATAACACTCGGATCTATTCCTGTATTCTGATCAAGAATGATATGCCTTTCCGGTGGCGTGTCTTGGAATGGAAAAACAAACCAGCCCCATACAATGAAGATACCGACCTGTCTTTACAGATTCTGAAAGCCGGGTACTGCACACTACTGCTGAATAGTTTCACCATCGGTAAACAGACCACTCTAGTCAGTAAAGGCGGTAACACCGATGAGGTGTACAAGAAAGGTTCTGCGGAATGGGATAACCGATATGCATTTGCAGCATCTCTACATAAAGCACACCCAGACGTTGTAGAAATGACTGAAAAATGGGGCCGTCACCACCACTCAGTTGATTATCGGCGGTTCCAGACTTTCAATAAACTTATTCTAAAACCAGATGCAGTCTGGCCAGATGAATATCCAACTAAACTGAAACTAGTTAAGCTGGATGACCCGGATAATATGAACGGAACGTACACTGAAGTAGATATCAATGATATCCGAATGAACTTGGAGTGATAATGAAACAACAAACCACGCTAGGTGAACTGGTAGGTGAGTCATTTGTAGATCGTACTGGATACATCGGTTTCCCACCCTACCATCAGCCTCATTTTGAAGCCCCGTACATCGTTGAGGTTAATTTACCGACCAAAGAGGATGTAGATAAATTCAATGAGCTACTCGGTCTAGATGTACCAGTAGCTATGACTAAAATTTCTGTAAAATCGCTATGGTACCCAGAACTGGAGAGCGGGGAACGCGGCAGTAACGGGAATTATGTCTGGCTAGAGGAGTGATTATGTTATTTGAAGAAGAAGAAAAACCGGTCAATGTACATGTTGAACGGACCCGCAGGGGTGAAGGTACTTTCGTGATTGTTCGGTTTCGCAACCGTGATGATTTAAATCGGTTTGCTGATATACTGGATCAACCCCACCTAAAAACCATGAAACGAGGTGGTGAATCTAAAATTGTCTGGCACGCAGATCCAGATAAGCGGGGAACACTAGATGCATTTTTTGGAGAATGATATGAAGCGAGCGGTTGTTACAGGTGGGGCGGGTTTTTTGGGTTCGCACCTGTGTGAATCACTGTTGAAAGACGGGTACTTTGTACATGCCCTGGATAATCTACAGACTGGTTCTTTGGAGAATATTTCCCACCTAATGGATCATAAAAACTTCAAGTTCAGTATGCATGACGTGAAGTACTCTATGATTAAGTTCGAGGCGGATGAATACTGGAACCTGGCGTGCCCTGCTAGTCCACCAAAGTATCAACATGACCCGATTGATACTATGATGACCAACGTCTTGGGTATCCGAAACGTTCTAGAATCTGCATTAGTCCATGGCGGTAAAGTGTTTCAAGCATCCACCTCCGAGGTGTACGGTGATCCTACCATCACTCCTCAACCAGAGTATTACCGGGGCAATACTAGTTGCACCGGAATTCGCGCTTGCTACGATGAAGGCAAACGCGCGGCAGAGACTCTGTGTATGGATTGGAATAGAATGTATGGAACTCCCGTCAGAATCGCTAGAATTTTCAACACATATGGCCCCAGACTAGACCCGAATGATGGTAGAGTTGTATCTAACTTTATCCTACAAGCACTTCGAGGGGAGGATCTCACTGTATATGGAGACGGTTCACAGACCCGTTCATTCTGCTATGTATCCGACCTCATCCGTGGTTTCAGACTATTGATGGATTCTCATATTGAAGGTCCAGTTAATATTGGCAACCCAAATGAATTTACAGTGATGGAACTGGCCGATATCATTCGTAATAAGATCAACCCTTCACTGAATGTAAATATCAAGCCTCTACCTGAGGATGACCCTATGCAGCGCAGACCTGATATTTCTAGGGCCAAGTATGAACTTGAATGGGAACCTAAGATCATGTTAGATGAAGGTCTGGATGAAACTATACAGTACTTCAGAAATTTATCCCTCTGATGTGATATAATAATTCATATGAAAAATCATCAACAGATAACACAGATTCTTTACCAAATTGACCCTATGGGTACGTGTTGTGTGGAAAATGATGCAACGGATGAATATGAATTTGTGGCTAGAATTATCATGACTGAGGGGGTTAAATCCGCCTTTTATAACAGTTTTTGGGAAGGTTGTATCTCAGATGAAACAATTCAGTCTATTGAGGCAGCAATTGAGTGAAACCGTAACCGAGATTGGTGACTGGAAATTTATAGAAACTAATCACTCAAAAGAAAGAGAAAAAACTCGAACCGGGTTATCATTTTCAGATATTAGATCTATCTACGGTAGAATTCATAAAAAATTGAATGGGTTGAGAATCGGGGACTATATGTTTACATCCAAAGAGTATAATCTTTCAATTGTGACACATATTGATCCCACAAAAAGACAAGTTAGAATATTGACCATCTTGCCGTTCGGTAAACATTCTCCAAAACCTGGAACACAGAAGATTTTGATGGAAGAAAATATCATTTCAATTGATTAAACTCTTGTGATATAATAAACACACCAATACTTATACATCATGACTAAACTAACTGAAATCTTCCAACAGCTCCGTTCCACCGGTTCTTCAAATGAGAAGCAAGCTATACTGCAGAAGTATAAAGACTTGCAAGAACTGAAGATGGTATTCTGGATGGCAGAAGAACCATCTATCAATTACTTTATGAAACTTAACCGACACGCCACGCGACGAGTCGGTGATCAAGAATTGACACTTGATATTCTCAATGATGTAAAGACAAAAATCATCGGTCGGGAACTGACCGGTAATGCTGCTAAGCAACACGTTGAAGAGATTCTGGCTTCACTAAAACCAGAGGATGCCCAGATTCTTCAGGGTATTATCAATCGGGACTTGGAGTGCAAGGTCGGTCGAGGAATCGTCACTAAGATTTGGCCTGATCTTATCCAAGAGATGCCGTGTATGCTAGCAGGTAAAATGGATGCCAAGACAATAGCCAAAATTACACCTAAGCAAGATGCCTACATTGTTCAGAAGAAATGCGATGGCGGTAGAGCGATGGCTATTGTAGATGAAAATGGTATGGTACAGTTTCTAAGCCGAAATGGAAAACCACTACTAACTCATGGGGTGTTTGATTCCCAGTTGAGTAAATTCCCGGGTTATGTTTTTGATGGGGAAATGTTGGTATCTTCCTCAATGGGAGTCGAAGATAGAGCAACCGGCAATGGGTTTTTCAATAAAGCGGTGCGAAATACGATCACCCCAGAGGAAGCTATTCGGTTCCAGTATGTGGTGTGGGATCTGATTCCAAAACAAGATTTCTTTGAAGGTTATTGCAAAACTCCCTACAAAGATCGCCTGAGGATGCTGGTAGATGCTTCATCTAAATTCGTCCCTAATCATATTAAAGTAGTAGAATCAAAGGTCATTTCCAGCCTGGAAGATTGCATGAAATTCTACAATGAGATGATTAATCAGGGTGAAGAAGGTGCAATCCTCAAATTCGCAGATGGCCCATGGGAATCAAAACGATCCTCCCATATGATTAAACTAAAAGAGGAACTTGATATCGATGCCGAGTGTATTGGGTGGAAACCACATTCAAAGAAACCTGGGTGGATCGGCAGTCTGATCGGATGCACTCGTGATAAAAAGGTTATCTTTGATGTAGGTTCTGGTCTCACAGATGAAGATCGACAGAAGGATCCTAGTGAGTTTGTCGGTAAAATCATCCAGTGTAAGTATAATGCAGTGATTGGAAATAAAGGATCGGAAGAAAAATCTTTGTTCCTTCCTATCTTTCAATGTGTCAGACTGGATAAAACTTTGGCAAATAGCTTGGAGGAATTGAAATGAATTCGGTAGAATTTTCTAAAAAGTTGTCAGAATCAATCTACAACATTGAATTTACTAAAGCTGACGGTACCTTGCGGAAAATGAGGGCCACTAGAATGGGTGCATATGTACCTTCGGATAAAGCCCCAAAGGGCGAGGCTAAACAGATCGAAGAAAACCAACGATCAGTTCCTGTTTTCGATCTGGATATTCTTGAGTGGAGGAGTGTCACAGTGGCGAATATTATTTCTATGGAGCTAGTTTCATGAAAATCGGGTTCGTGTGCTCTTCCTTCGATTTGCTTCATGCCGGGCATGTGTTGATGCTTAAAGAAGCTAAGACCCAGTGTGATTACCTAATTGCAGCTCTTCAGACTGATCCGACTGTAGATCGAAATTGGAAAAATAAACCAGTTCAGTCTGTGTTTGAACGGTATGTACAACTAGAGGCTTGCCGGTACGTGGATCAAGTTGTTCCGTACACAACCGAATCGGAACTTCGAGATATTCTACTGTCATACCCCATTGATATTAGAATTATGGGTTCGGAGTATCAAGGAAAAGAATTCACTGGTTCAGACCTGGATATCCCTATCTATTTCAATAGTAGGAAACATAGTTTTTCCTCATCAGACCTTCGTAAACGTGTAGCCATTGCAGAAAGTGAAAAGAAATGAACATTGAGAATCTAGATGAAGTCGGTAAAAAAGCTCTCCGTGATCTGGTCGGTGAACTGAGTGCAAGTATGACCCGAGTTGAGGGTGAACGTGATCTTCAGCGAGAAGCAATCACGGATTTCTCGGAGAAATTTGAAGTAGACAAGAAAATTCTAAAACAGGTGGCTCGTATCTATCACAAGCAAAATTTCCACGCTGTTTCTACCGAGCACCATGTACTACATACTTGCTATGAGCAACTATTCGGAGAAAATTGATGAATGATTTTGTATCTAAAGTTTGTCAGTTCAATGAGATTGCCGGTACACCGAATGAATTCAACGAGCGGATGGTTTCCCTTTACATCGGACTGTGCCTAGAAGAAATGGCAGAGATCATTAAAGCCTGTGGTTCTCGTCCGGCATTTGAACATATGTCCAGTACTATGGATCATTGGTCAAAGCGGTTTAAAGAAGGAGATTTTGATCAGGATATCACCCACATGAATCGAGTCGAAGGACTGGATGGTTTTATTGACACTGCGGTGGTGGCTCTGGGTGGAGCATATGCTATGGGTGCCCGAGTAAATGAAGCATGTCATGAAGTGGCAGATAGTAATCTTAGTAAGTATGATCTTCTCCCAGATGGTTCCTACACTGTTCTCCGGGATGAAAACGGTAAGGTCAAGAAAGGTCCAAACTACCGAAAACCCAACTTGAGTCCTTTCCTAAAATGATATGGCTTTTGTTCTATCCGCAGTTATTTTTGGGTTTGGTTTTTGGGCTGGCTGGTCTTCCCGTGACTGGTTCGAAAAAAATCTGAAGTAGATGAATTTTATTGACTAGGTAGTGTTATAATAAACTCATACCAACCCAACGGAGTTCAAAATGCAAAAAGTTCAGATGATGGTTCACGGTAAGGCTGCTCTGGTTGATGCAGACATGGCCAAGAAAATCATTGAGAAGGGACAGTTGGTTCAACGAGGTCTTCATAATCAAAAGATGATTGAAGAAGAAACCAACCTCGGGGCAAAACGTCTCCTGATTGAAGATGCAAAACAAAATGCATCCAAGATCATCGGTCTGAACCGACGAATCCGTAAGGGGTGTGTCCAGTTCATCTAAATTACAGGCCCCGGAATAAAAACCGGGGCCTTGTTATTTGATATAATAAACACTGGCTTTCAACGAGGAACTTTATGGCTACATCTGCCAAGAACAGAGAAAAAGCAGATCGTCTTTTGAAACGATCGGGTGAACCCTCAATCAATCCCCTGAACTACGGGGAAACTTTCATGAGGGCACTCAACTGGTATAACACCGAGGTTGAAAATAAGGTTAAAAAAGGGTGGTTCATTTCCCACTTCAAGAAGGAATTGAACATCCCCTTGGGTGATATCCACGAGCGGGAATTCCGTCAGGTCGGTACACTGATCCGAATGAAGGAAGTAGGTAATATCCTCTCTGACCGGGAGGAACAGTTCATTCTGGATGAGGTAGAACGGATCAAATCTCTGGTGGATGCGGTAAAATTTAAATCCGCGTTTGTTATCGAGAAGGAAGATACTCAACCCAAGATGACCGTTCAGGATCGTCTTGATGAGCAAGCATCTGACTTTATGGCAGAGTTTAATGCCATGCTCGATGAATATACACTGGATCGCACAAAACTTCCAGATGTATCTCGACTGATGAAATTCCGACCATCCACACCAGTGGCGAAGAAAGTTTTGTTGAAACTCCCTAAGATGACGAGTGAACTCCGTCAGGTACTCGAGGGGTCGGATAAACAATTGGTTGAGGGTTACTCTAATTTCAAGAAACCAGAGATCAAAAAACTCCTAGCCGCTTATGAGCAACTGGCTGCGGAGTTGGAACAAGCTAAGAAAGTTGTTGAGAGAAAACCCCGAGCGAAAAAAGAAATCCCTCCAGCTAAATTGGTGGCCAATCTGAAGTATTGCAGAGAGTATGCGGATCTTGGTCTAAAATCCGTCGGTCCGACTAACATCATTGGTGCAACGGAAATTTGGTGTTATAATACAACACACCGGAGGATTTACAAGTTTGTGGCTATTAATGGAATGACATTGACGGTCCGGGGGACTTCACTGATGAACTTCGATACGGAAAAATCTGTCTCTAAAGGTATCAGGAAGCCAGAGACGATCAAGGAAGCATATGGCGGCGGAAAGCGCACCTACGCACAATACTATTCCACCATCAAGACCAAGGAAAGTAATCCAAACGGTCGCTTCAATGAGGATACAGTTATCCTCGCGGTTTTTAAGTAAAGGCAAAGAATGATTTTGATTGACTATACACAGGTCACCGTGGCGGCTGCCCTAGCATTCGGCTCGGATTTTGACAAAGGTAAAGACTCCGAAAAGGCTGTCAATATCCTACGTCACTCCGTCCTCACCACACTACTGAACTTCAAGCAGATGTTTGGACCGCAGTATGGTGAAATTGTCATCTGCGCAGATGGTTCTAATTACTGGCGGCGAGATATCTTCCCGAATTATAAGCATGGGCGTAAAAAGAGTCGGGATGATTCTACCACAGATTGGAAATTGATTTTTAACTTCGCCAGTGAGTTTCTCCATGACCTCCGTGAGGTATTTCCTTTCCGGGTTGTTCGGCATGATCGGGCAGAGGGTGATGATGTTATTGCATCCATCACTAAATATGCTTCAGAGAATGAAATGGTACTAGAAGGACTGGTAGAATCGCCTCCAAGAATCTTAATTGTCTCCAGTGATGGAGACTATAAACAACTTCATCGATTCTCCAACGTACGACAATGGAACCCAATCCATAAAAAATATGTAGAAAAGGCTGAGAAACACTTCCTGTTTGAAAAATGTGTCCGAGGTGATTCTGGTGATGGGGTGCCCAATGTGTTGAGTCCCGATGATTGGTTTGTCAATGGTGAGGGGCGAGCCAAGTCTATCACACAAAAGGTGATTGAAAGATTCCATGCCGGTCAGATCACCGAGGAAGAACAGCGCAATTTTCAGCGTAACAAAACTCTAGTTGATTTTGATTGTATTCCGGATGAAATTCGCAATGAAATTATCAATATCTACACTAGTTCGACACCGGTTAAAGATCTAAACACAGTTATGAATTATCTGATGAAACATCGGATGCGTTTGCTGTTAAATGATCTACAGCAATTTAAGGTATAAAATGGCTTATATTAAAGAAATTTTGGACTCTGCAAATCGGGACATCAATAACCTGAAGCAGCACATCGGTAATAAGTACCTACGTAATCTAATGGAGGCAGCATATCTTCCCGACAAGAAGATGCTCCTACCGGAGGGTGTTCCTCCATATAAAGAAAATACACTCCATGAATCCCAGACTTCTGGTCAGTTTTGGCAATTAGCTAGGAAAATGGAAGTATTTCACCGGGAAGATGTAAAATCAATTCTACGTGAACGAGCTTTCATCGGGGCTCTTGAAGGCATCAGTAAAGAGGAAGCCAGAATTCTAATTGCCGTGAAAGATCAAACACTGGATAAACTATATCCAAACCTAACTTATCAGAATCTAATTTCAATCGGGTATTTCGTGGGATGAAACCAAAATTCCTCAACATGTACATGGAGATAGCTGAAGTTGCTGCTAGGCAATCTTATGCTGAGCGCCTGAAGGTAGGTGCAGTTGCAGTTCGTGACCATCGGATTCTCGGTTGTTCATATAATGGAACTCCACCTGGGATGAGTAACCAATGTGAGGATTGGTTCACAGAAGTATCCGAAGACGGCACACTCACCACCTACAGCAAAACGAATGAGGATGTCATTCACGCAGAAATGAACCTCATTTTTAAACTCGCCCGGGACGGGGAATCTGGGAAGGGATCTAATCTCTTTATCACACACGCCCCGTGCTATCAGTGTGCCAAGGGCATTTTGTCTGTTGGTTTTTCCAAGGTATATTACCGTAATCAATACCGCAACACAGATGGAATTGAATTACTCGAACAAAATTCTATCCCAGTAGAGCAAATATGAGAATAGCCCTAGCATCCGATCTGCACCTTGAACACGACGGCAAAAACTGCGCCTTCCATAATAACGGGAACGCCGATGTTTTAATCTTGGCGGGAGATGTATGTGACCTATCTTCATTTAGATTTGACCCGAGTGGAATGATTGAGCCGACGAGGAAAGTGGAAGAAGCACATCAGTGGTTCAATAATGTATCCAAGGAGTTCGATCGGATCGTGTGGGTGTTCGGTAATCATGAATACTATGATGGAGACCTAGTTAATGCAGCCAAAGAGTATAGATCTATCCTCGACCAGATAGGTGTGAATAATGTCTCAATATTAGAGAATGAAGTACTGTCGGTTGGGGGCATAGATATTCTTGGGTGTACTCTATGGTCGGATTTCAAAAACCGGGATCCGCAAGTCATGTGGGACTGTCAACGGGGAATGTCCGACTACAGGTACATCACAGTCTCTGGACGTAGACTGACCACAGAGGATATAGCAGACAAATTTGATGAGTCGGTGAATTTCATCAGAAGTAAAATTCTGGAATCTAAAGTACAAACAATCATTGTTACTCACCATCAACCGACTTGGTTTAATGCTGTCCTAGAACACGGTCATGGCAACATCAACTATGCTTACTATAGTGAATTATCGGATATTATTCTAGACAATTCAGATAGAATTCCGTACTGGTTTTCTGGACACACCCACACAAATCGCGATGATTTCATGGATAATACCAGATTAGTAACAAACTGCAGGGGGTATTATGGATACGAGACTATGGCCTACAATTTTAGTTTCAAATACTTCGATCTGTAATCTTCTGATCAGCCTGGGTAAAGCCGATGGAGGAAAATGGGATAGAATCTCCACTCGTATTGCCGTGACCTGGGGAACTAAGGAATGTCATAACTATATTCAGAGCCTGATCTTCGATGACAGACCCGGAGGTCGGCAGGGATTTCCACTGAACATAGCCATGCTGATCCATGAGATTTCACATGAACATCTCAGATTCTATATGCCTCCTTCAGATGTTTGGTCAGAGACACTGCTGCGATGATTTTATGAGACTTTTGTGATATAATATTAATATGAATCAACGGTTAAACTTCTCTCTCCAGTGGTCGGCTACCATACTGACGATTGCAGGGGCACTGTTCACGTCAATGAACATGTACCCACACAATGTGGTGGCATTCAACTTGGGAGGAGTACTTTGGCTCATGTATGCGGTTCGGGTCAAACACGTCTCTCTAGTCGTTGTTAATACCGGGCTTCTTTTGATCTATATTTTTGGTCTATTAAAGGCTTTATCATGACAGAACAGGAACTGAAAGAACTTCAAGAACGTAATCATCAGCGCGCTCAAGCTGCGATCGAGAAACTCGGAACTCGGTATCTGTGTCATCCGGCTAATCACATCACCAAGAAGAAGTTCAAAAAGGAACTTTCTCGTTCAAAGAAACTTTCACTGAATGTATAATATGCGCCAAGAACGTCTTGAAATTTTGACCGAAACGGTTAACAGTCTGAATAATCATTTCAAGTTCAGTCAACTATCCGCGGTAATCGTAGATCACAATGGAATGGTCATGAAGGGTTCCTGTGACCCAGATAAACTTTCACGGTGCCTAGATGAGCTAGTCACAAACCAAGGATTCAGTAAAGTGACAGGTGAACTGGCGGAAGTATTCAAGAAGGATATAACAACAGTTGGTTCTATCGTGGTCACACGCAGATTCGATCGAGATAACATGGTAACTCTAGGGGTGACGGTATGATGATTGATCTAATTGAGGACGATGATGGTAATCAGATTCTTCCCATTCCAGAAGAAATTTGTTCGGAATTGAATATCGGACCCGGGACTGAAATGGAATTTACCCGTCAACAAGATGGGTCGATTATAATGAAGCGGAAGAATGAACTGAAGATCTATGCCGTAGAAACGGTCTCCATTTTTCGGCATGTTTACTTCGTCAAAGCAGAAAATGCAGAACATGCTGCGGATGAAGTAGTCTGTAATGACGGTAACCTCAATTATTTCCAGAAACATATTACTGAGGATGTTGTTAGGTCTTACAAAGTAAGTAATGCAGATATGGTTGAGTTGATCCGCGAGACAGAACAACCAGAAATGACTCTGGAAAAACTCGAGACAGGTAAGTGGTTGCAGAACTGTGTCAATGTGATTGACTATACAAAATGAACATATTTGCCCTAGATATGGATGTAGAAAAGGCAGCACAGTATCATGTGTCTCGCCATTCTGTCAAAATGATAGTGGAATATTCTCAGTTACTCTCAACCGCACATAGGATTTTAGATGGATCAAGCGAACAACGGCTCACAAAAACCGGTCGCCGCTCTACTGCGTGGAGATTGGGTGATGAACGGGAGTCTATCCTCTACTCAGCCACACACATCAACCACCCAAGTGCGATCTGGTGCCGTGAGACTTCAGGGAACTACATCTGGCTCCAAAGTCTGTTGGCTGCTCTCTGCAAAGAGTACACTTACCGTTACGGGAGAATCCACAAGTGCGAATCTGACGGTCTACTGAAAGCACTGGAACGACTACCAGATAATATCCCACACGCGGACATGACACCTGTTCGTCTAGCCATGCCGGATGAATTCAAGATGTTGGATTTTGTAGAGTCATATCGTAATTATTACAGACTGGGAAAACAACATTTACACAACTGGTCAGGAAGAATTAATAGTCGTCCTCAACCAGCGTGGATTTGAATATAGGCGGCTTAGGTCGCCTATATTTTTGGTTAAATACAATAACTCAACCATGAAAGGAAGTAATTCGTGCCATTATATGACCGAAAATGCTCTGACTGCGACGCTTTATTTGAAGTTAGTTGTAAAATTTCTGAAAAGGATAATCCACATACCTGCCCAGAATGTGGGTCAACCGATGGTGCTTGGGTCATAGGTGCCCCAACTGCCATTCCACCAGACCGTCTTGGGAGAGGACGGGATGGAGGATTCCGTGAAGTTTTAAGTAAAATCCACCACTCCATGCCAGGATCTACTCTAAAGCAACGGAATACATTCTGAGATTCATAACGATTAACCTAGAAAGGGAACACCATGGCAAGCAATCGCAAATCTGCCCTACAGCGCCGGGAAGAAGTATATGAAGCGGATGAGGCAACAAACCAACCAAAACTTCAGCCTATTTCTAATGCCCTGAAACTCAAGCTAGATCATCTAAAATCGTTTGAGCCACTAACGGATAATCAAAGACTTTTCTTTGATATGTACAATGGAGGGGGTTATTTTATCGGAATGTTCGGTTCTCCAGGTGTAGGTAAAACTTTCCTTGCGATGTACAAAGCCATCGAGGAAGTTCTCGACAAAGGAAATCCGTTTAAGCAATTGGTAATCGTCCGCTCAACGGTTCAAACACGCGACATTGGTTTCTTGCCAGGATCTCTTGAAGAGAAACAAGAAATTTTCGAGATGCCATACAAAGAAATCAGCACAACTCTTTTCGGGCGAACTGATGCCTGGGAAAGACTAAAGGAACAAGGGTATGCCCGGTTTATATCTACTACTGCCATACGTGGTATTTCTATCGATGACGCAATCATTCTTGTGGATGAATGCCAGTCGATGACATTCCATGAACTAAGCACCATTATTTCACGCGTCGGTCATCGTTCGAAAATAATGTTTTCAGGAGACAAGTTCCAGAACGACCTTATTAAGTCGAAGAACGATGTATCAGGATTGGGGCAATTCCAAGACATCGCGAGAACAATGCGCGATTATCAAGAAATAATGTTCACACCAGACGACATTGTGAGATCTAGTTTAGTCAAGAACTGGATTATTGCTTGTGCGGCTGCCGGAGTAATGCCCTCGTAAAATATAACGTGGGCAGAGCTTTCATTTACCTAAATAGAACATAGGAGAAAACTATGTTCTATACAATATATGAAACAACCAACAATGTAAACGGAAAGAAATATATCGGGAAACACGAAACGCCAGATCCCGACGACGATTACATCGGGTCTGGCATCTTACTGCAAAACGCTATTGTAAAATATGGAAGAGAAAATTTCTCGAAGAAAGTGTTGTTTGTGTTTGACACCAGACAAGAAATGAACGAGAAAGAGATCGAGCTAGTGAATATTGACGTCGTCAAGTCCGATGAGTATTATAATATAGCCCTCGGGGGACAAGGGGGGAACCTAGTTTTGAAAGAGGGTCATCCAAAGAGAGAAGAGACTTTGAAGAAAATTAAAAAGACGCAATCAGAAAAGTCTGAGTTTTATAGAGAAAAGGCTAAAGTGCAGCACTCAAAAAGACAGATAGGAATGTATGGCAAGAAGCAAACTGACCACCAAAAGGCACGAGTTAGCGAAACAATGCGTGGTAGGGTCCGTTCGGATGAAGAAAAGTTCAGGCACAATGAATCATTGCGGGCGACAATCGACGATCCGTCATATATACACCCAAACAAAGGTAGAGCACCTTCGGAAGAAGAACGCAAACGCATATCAGAAGGTCTAAAAAACTTACCAAAAAAAACTTGTCCGCACTGCGGGAAGACAATGGATCCAAGCAATTATGGTAAATACCATGGCGACAAATGTAAAATGAGACAATAAAATGCCGGCAATTATAACACCAGAACAATTCAAACAAATTTTTCCTAAACACAGGGAACCAGAAGTCTGGGCAGAGACTCTGGATTATGTTTTATTTGAATTTGGCATCATAGACCCACCTGATGTGGCTATGTTCCTTGCTCAATGTGGCCATGAGTCGGCTGAATTCACGGTGTTCATTGAAAATCTAAATTACTCATCAGATGCTCTACTGAGAGTTTTTCCCAAATATTTCAAGGATCGAGCAACCGCGGATAGATATGCCAGAAAACCGCAACTGATAGCGAACCGGGTCTATGCCAGTAGAATGGGCAATGGACCAGAATCTTCCGGTGATGGATGGAAATACCGCGGAAGGGGCCCTATCCAGATCACGGGGACAAATAACTACAGGGCATGTTCTAGATATCTCTATGGAGATGAAAAGGTGCTATTGGATGACCCAGATATTTTACTAGAGAAAAGAGACGGGTTACTGGCTGCAATGTGGTTTTGGGAAACAAATAATCTTAAGGGTAACCATGACATAACTAGAGTGACTAGAATCGTCAACGGTGGAAGTAATGGATTACAACATAGAATGGATCTTTTCAATGCAGCAATGAAAGTATTGGGGTAAATTATGTCTTTTAAGTGGGTTTTAGTTATTAAGGAACCAAATAAACCAAAACGGTTCCATGCAAAATTAGTTAAGGACAAGAACAAAGCTGTAGATATGGCTATAGAATTGTCCATTAAACATCCAACCTGGTCTATTGTAGTAGAAAGGTTTGATCCTAATACCATGGATCTAAGTAACCAAAATTACCAGTTTGTGGCCAGGAAGGAAAAATTAAGGGCCAAGAATAGATCAATGCCAAAATAACCTAGAATAGGCGCAGCCTGTGGCGCCAGCCACTGGAGGGTTATTCATTTGCATAGATTGGAAAATATACTAACCTGGCATTATCCAACCAGGAGTTCTCTAGGGTACTATTTGCATACTCTAGAGAACTTTTTCTCTTTAGTGTTCCCTTAACACTTCCGCGGCTAGGCCGCTCCAGTGTTCGTCCGATCTAAAGATCGTCCGAAACCATTTTATTAGTTCTTTATATTGTCTTCAGATACTCTTAGCCCTGTCGGGCTGAGCACAATGGAGCAGTCACTTCCATTGTGCCAAGATAAAAGGAACTACACTTTTCAATGTAGCGTCGCTGAGGCCCTGTGGCGACTTTTCATCCTGCTCCGCTCCCTCGCGGGAACCTCGGGAGACAAGTACCCTTTATCTTGGCAGAGTACTTGTCATGGCAGCGTGGTTACTGCCCTCTTTATTTTAAAAACTGGTCTAGGAACACTGTAGAGCAGCCACGTGACTGGCTGAGTTACAAATGGTTCGCCGCCCATCACGCGGTCCTGTTAAGGAATTGTCGGCGGGATGACTGAGTCCCGCCCATACAGTTATTTAGTCAATAGAACCATTATAATCAGACATTTTACTATTTTATTTGTTACTGGTTGTAACAAGTATTATTCATAAGAAATGTGTTATAATCTACCTATGACAATCAAATTCATTAACTATTTAATACCACCTCTTGTCAGAATTGATGAGCCATTCCGTTTGTATGAAACACCTGAGGGTAATCGTTACCCATCTGTAACAGGTATAGTTGGATTACACACAGAAGGCCACATTAATGTATGGATCCAGAAGGTCGGGGAAAAGACAGCATCCGATATTAGTTCCAGGGCTGCTGCTAGGGGAACTTTGATACATGAGAACTGTGAGAATTACCTTCAGGGTAAGCCTCTGACCTTCTCTATGTTCCAGGTAGAAGAAAAGAGGATGTTCAATCATCTGTTACCTGTGTTGAACTCCATTACGGAAGTTCACGCAATGGAAACTAAATTATATTCAGATAAGTTTAGGTGTGCCGGGACAGTTGACTTAATATGTAGAGATACATCTGGCTCACTGATGATTTTGGATTGGAAAACTAGCGGAAGATACAAAGATAAGGAGGACATCGATCACTATTTCATGCAGTGTGCGGCATATGCATGGATGTTTTACGAACGAACCGGTGTGGCTGTATCTAAAATTCGGATAGCCATGACAACCGAGGAGTTTGGTCTTTTACAATTTAATGAGGAAGTCAAGAAATGGTTACCAAAGTTTATGCACCTGAGGGAAGAGTACAGAGCGGTAAAAGGACTATGATCGCTGAGGAAGAAACAAAGCGAGTAGATAAACCTTACATCAATTCTACTACCATTCCAGCTACTCAATATGATGTGTTTCTTGATACCGATATCAGTGAGCCATCGGATTATCGTGAACTGAATTATCTTTTGAATACAGCCACGGAGAATGATCAGTTTAACTTCTACATCAATTCACCCGGTGGTCAGTTGAATACCGCTCTGATGCTAATCGAGAGTCTGAAAGTAACTAATGCCGCAACTACAGCTATTGTCCAGGGAGAGTGTCATAGTGCGGCTAGCATGATCCTGATGTACTGTGATAATGCACTGATTCTAGATTCCGCTCATATGATGCTACACACCGCGACTTACGGAACTGTAGGTAATACAGGTAACGTGAAAGCTCATACGGAGTTTACTACCAAGCAAGTTGAAAAACTTCTGGATGAAACTTATGCGGGATTTATCACAGAAGAAGAAATGAAGCAGGTCAAACTTGGTGTTGAGTTCTGGTTTGATGCCGAAGAGATTAGAACTAGGCTGAAGAAACGACTTGAACTTCAGGTTCCTTCAGAAGAAGAATAAACAGAACCCGCCTGAGCGGGTTTTTAATTTTAGATCGTGTTATAATATACACATGAAACAGATCACCAAAATCTTCCCGTCCATCGCTGAAGCCCGTGCACATTATATCCGTCAGGGGTATCTCACGGTTGAGAGCAATGAGTATTCGGCTATCATGACTCGTCATCGGGGTGGGAATAAGACCGGTGAGGTTATTATCAACAAGGACGGTTTCCTTAATGTCCTAGCAGAGGAATTGCTCAATGAAGAACCGGCATATTGAAAAACTTATCAAACAATCCAAGCGATACGCCAAGACCGCGGCCAACGACCGTCGTTGGAATAAAGACTTGGGTATCAAAGTCTATCACTGCTATGATGAAAAGAAAAGATATTCATGGTGGGATGACTTTGCTTTCATGCACGGCAGTCAGCAGATCGTGGTTTGGTTTGTTCATCCTAGGTATGAATATAACAAAACCATGGACGATTTGGCTCATAAAATGGTAGATCCTATCCCATCGGAACCAGGTGATATTTTTACCGGTAGTACACCTACTTATAAGTACCTGGGTAAAAATAAGAAACGAAAAAAGGTTGCATATTGGACAATGCCTCCTATTTCCGATGAATCACGCGAATATTATGCCAAGTGGATGGACCTGACGAGTCACCTGTGCAAAACTTCCAACTATGCACAGGGATGTTTTATCAAGATCAAGCAGTATAACTATTGCCGTGGTGTTGAATTGTGTGTTCCAGTTGAAGTTTTCGGGGAATCTGATCTGGTCACACTAAAAAATATTGTTATCCATCACCTGAATGACCCTACATATTTTGAACGGTCTTTTGGTAGTTATAAGTACACATCTGTTAATTGGAACGAGGAAGATCACCCATGACCCAAGACACCGCACATGACGTTATCATCTACAATAAAACTTCCGGTGAACCAGTGACATCGTTTAAGTATGTCACCGAACTCCAGTCTAAGATTTTGGCCAAGCATCTGTTTGAAAAGGGATACAAGGTCACCATTCGGAATAACCGAACCGGCGAGGTTTTATACCAACTAGAGTGAATTTATTCACGTAGACGTGTTATAATTTACTTACATCAAACAACTGGAGTTAAAAATGGCTGGTACTGCAAAATCCGTTCATCTCACTGTGGCTGATTCCAAGACACACAAAACGGTTTTTAAGCGGACATTCATGAGTGCGGCAGAATATAATGCCTTCGTTAAGGAAGAATCTTTTCAACAGAAATATCCCAAGCCGGAATATTACTACGTGAAAGAAACCTTTTGATTCTAGGTGTGAAAATGGAAACACTACCGCAAATCACGCAGCTGGCCGATGAATCACATCAACAAAACGACCAGTTCATGGACGGTGATATTGCTATGGCCGAGACTATCAAACAGCTACAGGCAGAACGTGATGAACTTTTGGGTGCACTAAAACTAGTTTTGATGACAATTAGAGTTGGGTCACCCGAATACGATCTTACAGACACCGAACAGATTGCCAGTGAGATTGTTTCCAAGTTAGAAGGAATGAACAAATGATCACCGAAAAACTACTACTGCGGTCACTGGATGCACTGGATGCATTGGAGGCAATGAAAGCCGAGTTTCGAGCACTAGATCTACCGTATGGTAGCACAGCATATACACAAGGTAATGAAGTTTGTCATGAACTACGTGCCGCGCAGGCAGAGCAGCCAGCTGAGCAGGGGCCGAAGAGAGACCTGATGTGGTCAACCGTCGCTATGCAAAAGCGGCACGACGAACTGCAAAAGCAGGTAACAGAAATAGGACAGCTTGGCATGGTACTTCGTGAGCAACGCGACGAACTGCTGGCGGCGCTGCATCGCGCCAACTCTTTGTTGGCCGAACTGTCGTTCTCGTCGTGGATACCCGGATCGGATGCGGCTTCGGTGGACATGCGCCAGCGGATTCTGAACACGCATCAGTCCGTGTTCACCGCCATCGCCAAGGTGGAAGGAGAACAGACATGAGCAAGATACTGATCGACCGCGCCGTGGTGGAGCAGGCGCTGGAGTCAGTGCAAGAGTTTAAGCGCCGCTGGTGGATGGTCCCGGCCTTTGGTAACAAGGTCAACAAGGCCACGCGAGAAGCTATAACCAACACCCACTCCCCGATCTTTGAACTGGACCACGCCCTCCGCGCCGCGCTGGCACAGCAGCCAACAGAGCCGGTGGCGTGGATTGACCCAAAGCATCTTGAATGGTTGTCTCAAAGCCCCGACAACATGACTGGTGCTGGACTTGCCGCACGCAAGCCAAAAAATTCCGACTTGGTGCCCCTCTACACCGCACCCCAGCCCGCCAAGCGCGAGCCGCTGACGGATGAGAATCACCACGCATTTCGTCAAGGCGTGCGGTACGCAGGCAACAAGTATGAGGCAGTTCGTGGTGAGCGTTTTACCGGCGGTGATGTTAGCGACTTCCTGCAAATGGAAGCGGATGAGCTTGATCCAGATGACATCGCCCGCGCCATCGAAGCCGCGCATGGGATCACAGGAGAGACGAAATGACCAAAGAACAAACCCTAGAAATCCTCAAGCTCCTGTCCGCCTTGGAATCCTGGGGCTTCAGCAACGGCAAGACGATGCCGGATTTTCTGGTTGACCGACTTTGTGCGGCCATCGACCAGTTGACCTGCGAGGTGTTGAAATGAAAACCATCATCGAACTGGCGCGTGAGGCTGGTGTTATTGCGTGCGGTCATTCTGTTGACCCTGAGGAAATCGCTGCGGCAGAACGCTTTGCCCAACTGGTGCGCGACGCCTGCCGCGAAGAATTGCTGGCGGCGCTGATTCGCATATCAAATTGGAACGAGCACACAGCGGAGTTTGCCGCTGATTACGGCTCAAACGGTGTGCGCGACTTTTACCGTGGTATCGCCCGCAGCGCCATCGAAGCCGCGCATGGGATTACAGGAGAGACGAAATGACACACAAAGAAGCGATTGAGCAAGCACTGGCCATTCTAGGCCCAGAAGCACCCCTATGCAGCGGGTGTGTCGAAGAGTGGACAGAAGCCCTGCGAGTGCTGCGCGAAGCCCTGGCAGCCCCGCAGCCCAGCGCAAGGCAACAACTGGCGCAGGCCCTCAAAGAAGATGCCGACTATGCGTGGTCTTGGCACTGCAATCTAGCCATGCCAATCATGGACTCGACGGGCGTATCACACAGAGTGGCCAACGAAGCGGCAGCGCGTCTGATGCAACATCTGTTTGGCATAGATACCTCACAGCACCAGTACTACAAGACGGAGCCTGATGCCCCGCAGCCCAGCGCCGAGCCGGTGGCGTGGATGGTTACAGACATTGCTGGAAGACGGTTTTTGTTTCGGTTGGAAAAGCCTGTTGTTTACGAAGGTGAAACACTAATCCCACTCTACCCTGCACCCCAGCCCGCCAAGCCAGCAGAGCAGGAGCCATCGCTCAAGCAAGCCCTGACCGACCCAGAGAACCAACCCAACCAGTTCGGCGTCGAGTTTCTGATGTGCGGCCCGAAGTTCGCTTTTAAGGTTGGTGTGCAGCAGTTCACGCTGGACTATGAGCCCGAGGAACCGGGTGAGTTTGAGCTCATGCGCGACATGCTGATCCATGCCTTTTCCACCTTTACACCTGATGTAAAGGCCGAGCAGGCGCCAGCGCCCGTACTGACAATGGACGCACTGCGGGTTGAGTTTGAGCGGTCACATAGAGGCGACTTGGGCCTCACTCGATTGTCTCGCGGCGAGTACCTGTCGCCAGCCATTGAGACTGAGTGGCAGCAGTTTGTCAGGAAATACACCGCACCCCAACCCGCCATCCCGCCAGGATACA